GCACCACCGCCACGAGAAATATCCCCATTTGTTGCACGGTTGCTAGTAGCGTCCATAAGTGCTTCGCCCCCACCAGAAAAACCTTTAACCCCTCGGCCTTTTAAAACATCTTTGCGGGTTATTTTCCCATCACCTGTTAAATCAGGGAACCCTTTAACCTCACCAGATTTAGGTGAACCTTTTTTACGGTTACGACGAGCACCACGGCCTTGCTGTTTAAATTCTTCAAATGACATCGTATCGTCAAAACCTTCTTCAAAAAAGATATTACGAAGTTCTTGGTCAGGATCCACTTCAATTACTTCTACTTCATCTTTAGCCATTACTCTCTCCTAATATAACTTACTGTTCATATCATTAATGCGATCTTGAATTGAAGACATATTTGATTTAGGTTCAACACCAATACCCATTATGCCCAAAGCCTTATTCCCCAATGTCGCCCCAAGTTGCACCACAGGATTATTTGTAACCACAGAAGGTAAAGCAGATAAAATTCCTAATGGGGTTTGTTTTCCTGGAGTAATCGTATCATAAATATTTTGCCCAATACTTTTATTCGTATCGTAACCAAACGCCCCTAATGCTTTTTCTCCAATATTTTGCCCACTGTATTTATCTACAAACCCAGCAACTTCAGGGGCTCCCATATCAATATTGCCTATACCAAAATTAGAAAGGCTCCCAAACTTTCCACTTATCAACCCTGCCGCAATAACATTTTGAGCAGTGCTAGAATAAGGATTCATACCTTGAGCAATCGCCGAATTAATAGCATCCATTAACCCTGCTTCTGAAGCAGTGCCTTGGCCTCCACCAAATTGATTACCTTCAGTTACACTTCCAGGACCATCTTGGCGTCCACCACCGTAATTCCCAGCACCGAAATCCTGTTCATTACCGCCCATGCCATCATTGCCACCACTATTCCCGGAAGAAGAACCGCCTCCTCCTCCGTAACCAGCATTACCTTCACTTTCACTTCCTGGACCGTCTTCTCTGCCCATTACTGACCTCTGTTTTGGTTTTGCTGTTGCCGCTCACGGGCAATTTGTGCTCGCATTTGGGCTATATCTTCTGTAGAACCTATACGTTCACGGGCAATATCTACATTTTCTTGACGGAATTGTGCATCTAACTGCATTTTCTGCTGGTCAGTCTGGTTATCCATCTGCATTTCTTGTTCACGCAATGCTAACTCTTGCTTTTTAATTTCCACCAGTGGGTCACCTTGCGGTTGTGGTGGCATTTGTTGCTGGAACTCAGCCATAAGTTGTGCTTGCATCTGCGCTACTACCGCCGCTTGAGCTTCTGGTGGTTGTTGTTGCATATTCGGGTCAGCTTGCATTTGTTGCTGGAACATAACTTGAGCTTTCATACCAATATGCTCATAAATATGTTTTTCTAATGTCAACAAAATAGGTGGTTGCATCTGTGCCACCCTACTATTCATATAAGCCATATGCACAGCAATATGGGCATCATGGTCTTGTTCGGGGAAAGATTTCAATTTACCCTGCCCACCTGCCGCTTGACTAGCAAACTGGTTTTCTGTTGCAGGATCCATTTGCTGAGGTTGTGGCTCAGGTTTTAAAATTTGTTCGATATTATCTACACCTAAAGCCGCATAAACCCGCCGATAAGCCTCGTGCATATTGTGCATTTCGGGTGCGGCAGTAGCCAATTTTAACTGTTCTTGAGCTAAAACTACTCTTTGGGACATACTAAAGATGTTTGGATCACTTACAGGGACAATATCTACCCTATTATCAAAATCTGCTGATTTTATCTGGGCATCTTCACCAACTTCGTAAGGGTATGGGGCAGGATCTTCAGCAAAAAGCCGCCCTAACATCTTTAATTCTTGTTTTAAACTGGCATGGAGGCGTTTATGTACCGCGCTAATGATTTTTGCGCCACGTTCCAGCAACGCAATAGTAGTACCAACAGGCATTTCTTGTCTGCCATCACCTACTCCTATATCTGTAGTGCCAATAAACCGCTGGGCAGATTCAATAACAAAGCCCATAAGCTGAAAAAGCGTTCCAGAAGGCTCTTTATACGGTAAAGCCATCAAACTTGTGCGAATATCACCTCCAGGAATATCAATATCCCTAAATTCTCCAGGATGAATCGGTGTTTGTTCGTCTGCTATCCGTAAACCGCGAGCTTTAAATCCAGCTGGCATATTACTAAGTGTTCCAGCATCAATAAGCTGGCGCAAATTAGCTGTAGCCGTGCGGCTTAAATTTCCGAGCAGATGAATTAAGCCAAAACCATAAAAACCAAGTCCAGGAGTAAATTTATATTGGACAAAATGAGGAATTTTCTTCTTCATTGGGTCATTTTGGTCATAATTTCTGCGGATAGATAAAACTTCTTCACTATCAGCACTAATTGTGACAATATATGGCAGTTTTATCCCTGTTTCTTCATTATCTTCGCCAACATCTGGGTATTCTTCAATATCTAAATAACAATGGCACTCATACAAAGTAGCTTCATCTGTATCACCAGTAGCAGAACGCCCTTCTAATCTATCATAAGCATCCTTTACTTCATCCTCACCACGCTCGCTATCCTCCATAATATCTAAATCACGGTAAAAACCATTTACTTGGAGTTTGCGTAACTCATTACTAGACATACGGAGTATATGTGTGATTCGTTCTGCTGAAGCTAGGTCAGTTGCCGTATAAGGTGCAACAACATCTTCGGCTGGTACAAACTTACTTACTGGCCGACCTAATACATCATCGCGGTAAATTTTCTTAAATGCACTACCACTTAAACCCAAATAATACAGCATCTGGTCATACTCAGGTTCGTACTCTTCCATCTCATACATGATTTTATAATTCATATAATCTTGGACGCGCCGAGCTTGGGCTTCTACTTCAGGGGTAGCTATACCTACAATATTACCGCGCACAGGACCGCCACTTGGCAACATCTCTTTATACGCACCAGCCTGAAATTGAGTTACGGCTTCATTTAATATTGGGTGGATAACACCTGTAGCACCATCAAACGGTTCTGTGCGGGTTTCATACTTTAAACCCAACAATTCTAAACCCTTTGTATATGTATCTATCCAATCTTCACGGCTAGATTTATCATCATCTACTGATTGGCTTACATAACTAGCTACATCTGCTAATGTTTCATCACTAACGAAGTCTGCTAAATTATCATAAAAATTTTCTGGCTCACCAAGGTCATCTTCTTCACCAAAAACTACCTCAACACCACCTTCATCATCGGATTCTATTTCTATGGAAATATCATCAGCAAGGAGGTTCTCTTCTAACTCGCTAACTGTATCATTAGGGGCTTGTAATAAACTGCGATCAATATTGCTAGGCCGTGGGTTAATTGCCATTAGTAATAAATCCTCTGTACAGGAACTGATTCTTCATCCTCGTAATCTTCGGGATGCTGGATAAAACCGCCTTCTCTAAATCTGCGTAATGCTTGAGTGACCGTATCCACATAATCATCATGCTCCCCCGCAGGAAATGCCGCACACTCTTCTATAACTTCTTCTGCCCAGCGTGTATCTGGAGCCCATACTAAACCACTTTCAAACAATGGCGCAATAGAGTTCACTCTTGTAAATTTATCATTACCCCTGCTAGGTGTGTAATTCATAACGGGAATACCCATACTCCGCAACTCTTGCGTTAATGGCATACCACTGGCTTTTGCTTCAATTAATACACACTCGGGATCCCAATACTTATATTCCTCCAATGCCATACGCCGCAAATCAGGGAAATCCCACCTACCACGTTTTGCATCAACTAGAATAATGTTTGGTGGTTCACCCTCTTTAGGATAAAAAACTCCCCACGTTGTTATAGCACTATAATCCGCACTCTCTTTTTTAGAATACGCCGTATCATAACTCTGCATTATATACTCTAATGGCGGGATATCTTCCTTTTCCCACACATTCCACCAATCACGTTTAAGTATCGCCGCTACATCGCCTGTCGGGTTTTGTTGCCATTGGGCTTCCCACTTACCAACCGACAAACTACCCTTTACACTTAACAAATCTTCCTTTTTCCAATACTCAGGCCATAAAGGTTCATTACTCTCAGGCATCAATGCAGGGAATTCAACAACCTCCCACTTATCTGCCAATATATCCCTACCCTGTTGCTTTAATAATTTTCCCGTTAAATCATTCTCTGCCCAACGAGTCATGATTATCACAATCGCACCTCCAGGCTGTAAACGCTGACGCGGACCAGATGTATACCACTCATAAGCATGCTCTAATGCAGTGGGGCTTAAAGCATCTTGCTCACTGTGGGG